CCCATAGTCGTTTTTTCTTTCTCGGTTTATTAATGATAAGGGTTAACATTACAAGGAAATCAAATATAGTTCTATTTATACTTTTTCATTCCTAGAGGTTATCCCATGCCTTCTTCTGTTCAATGAGCTCTTCAAAGTCCGTCATTCCAGGATCGTTTACTGGACCAGAGGACAGAAATCCAGCAGGCACAATATCATCCTCAATCTCTTTTGACCGATCTGCATACAGAAGTGATTTCAGGTCCAGTTCTTCGACCATATCACCAAATGCCTGATTTGAGACGAACCACGAGAAGAGAACCAGATTCATCACCATATCGTCATGTTTACCATCATCTGCCTGGTATGAACTACCCTTACCCACGAAGGTCGTCAATTCACCTATTGTCTCTAGGTCACGAATTCGCAGTTTATGCATTTCCAGTAGATCTTTCATGTTACTGCACCCAATCCGTTTGACTTTCTTTGTCATTGTCACACCAATGCCACCTTTCTTGAGTGCAGATTCCACGAACATATTCTCATATTCATGCTCGTAATATACAGTATTGCACACAACCTGACCAACATCATTGTTCTCAATCAGAACCAGAGCATCATTGTATAGTTTGCCAACCTTGACGATGATATCAGGAAACAGTAGAGGTGAAATCATATTGTCTCGAAATGTCGCAACCTGTTCAAACGGTCTTGCCGTGACATCGATTACCGTGAAGGTAGAGTAATCTTGACCACGTCCCTTTGATACATCGACCATCATTAGGTATTTGTGACCCTCTTCGGGCTGGATATAATAGGACAGACCACTCTTGGATTCAATCGGTCTTTCTGATTTCAGAGCCAGGAGCTTATCGGTGGATATCAGGGTATCATAATGACCCAGGAAGTTATTTCCAAATTCTTGATCAAACTGAGTCTCTGATGTATTGGCAATGGTCTGTTCTTTCCATTTCTCATCACGACCAGGGACATCCCACCAATCTACTCGAAAAGACTTGAATTCATTTGTATTCTGAACAGCACCTTCCCAGATATTGTAGAACTGATTGCTGATACCATTTGCCGTAGAGGTGATGATGACCTTACTCGTCTTACCTGCCGTGATTACAGGATACGTCGAGGTATAGAATCTTGTGGCATTTTCAACGAATGCGAACTCATCCAGAAAGAGTAGATTGACCGTGAGACCACGAATCGAGTTACCAGAAGTTGCAGATGCAATGATCTCACTGTTGTTTGAAAATTCAATGTTACCCTTATTCAGTGCACGACATCCGGGCTGAAGAAAGAATGGTAGGTTCTCCAATGCCAGAGTGACACGGGAAAGCATTTCTCGGGCAGTAGATCCCTTATTCGCAAGAATCGCGATCTTCTTATCAGAATGGAATAATGTATACCAGAGAATGTATCCAACACTTGAAATTGATTTACCGGATTGGCGACAAGCAAGAACAACGGAGAAACGATTATCATTGAAGTGTTGAAACATCTTCCTCTGATAGGGATATGGTTTGAATGGAACCACACCACGATCAGGATGAGTCACCTTCATGTAGTTCTCAATGAAGTACGAAGGATCTGCCATGCATTTTGCATACTCCGTTACCTCTTTTTCGGTAAAGGATTGCTCTATGCCATCTCGTTTGACCCTGGCATTTCCAAGATATCCCAGTCCATTATTCTGAATCCGCTGCATCAGTTACAATCTTCTCTTACCTTTGTTCCAAGGGACCCGCCCCTTCATGGTTTCACTCTGTTTCTTCTTGGTTTCTTCAGATAGTGGCCCACGTTTCTTACCCTTCTTAGCTTCACGGATCTTTCTCTTGGTTTCTTCTGATAGTGGTCCACGTTTCTTACCCTTCTTAGCTTCACTGATCTTTCTCTTGGTTTCTTCTGATTTTGGTCCCTGTTTCTTACCCGTCTTGCCTTCACTGATCTTTCTTCGGTGTTCTTCAGATAGTGTTTTGCCCTTCTTGGCTTCACTCATCTTTCTTCGGTGTTCTTCAGATAGTGTTTTGCCCTTCAGGGCTTCACTCAATTTTTTCTTGGTTTCTTCTGATTTTGATTTGCCCTTCAGGGCTTTACTCAATTTTCTCTTGTGTTCTTCAGATTTTGGTTTGCCCCTCTTGGCTTCACTCATTTTCCTCTTGGTTTCTTCTGATTTTGATTTGCCCATCTTGGCTTTACTCAATTTTCTCTTGTGTTCTTCAGATAGTGTTTTACCAAGGTTATGGTGTGTTGAACAGTGAAGACCCTTCATCATCTTCCATGCCAATTCATCTGCCCCTCTCCTGTGAATCTTCCAAAGCAACCAATGTGCCACAATATGTTCCCTATGGGTCAAATAAGTAAAATTTGATTCTTCATCAGTTCCTCCTGTATGTTTCGGGATGATATGGTGACGTTCAAGTCCAGAATTAACTGGTTTCCATTGTTCCTTGAGGTGCTTACGAGATTCCACGAGATTGTGGTAGAAGGACTGATAAATATTCATTGCTGCATACTTTCTTTAAACTGTTATTGTAGAGACCTTGGGTGTTGCTGCACCGTGAAGGTCAATACTATTTATACATCTAGAGATTTTGAGTCACCTTCCGCTGCATCAGTTACAATCTTCTCTTTCTCTGCCGTGAGAATTTTCTGAAGTTCTGATGTCGATCCAACGAAGATAGAGTTATTCGTGACCTCTGTTTTCTTCTGATTTTCTTTGTCAGCGTTCAATTTTTTCCGCTCCGACTGAAGTTTGGTCAACTCCATTGTCATTTCACTGGCATTCTTTAGCATACCAGAGAGCACTTCAAATGCCCTTGGGTGTTCGGCATCAACAGCAAGATTCATCATCGTATCAATTGCCTCTTCTGCCTTACCAATCAGACCCTTGATTTTATCACGAGAATATCTATAGTCTTCCTCGGTATCTTTTACATAATCCATCTCCTCGGGTTTCTTCATTGCCGAGGCAGGTAGATTACTCATCAGATGATCGAGCATTTTATCTTTATCATGGGACATCGTTTCTGGTATTATATTGTGTTTCAATAGGCCTCAAATCACTTAGACCTCTTCCGGTAGGTCTTTCATGTTCGGTCAGAACATAGTGACCGGTTTCAAGTAGAAGAAAATCAGAAAATCTAGGTACCTCATGCAATTCGGTGTTTATGATATTCGTGACCGCTATCGAACTCTTAATGACACCAATTTTTCTTAATGCAGAAGAAATGATATTCTTCACTGCAGTTGTGACCTTGATCACACCTGTTGTTTTCAGTGCTGAATATATGATATTCTTCTGCTCATATGATGTCTTTAAAGCCTTCATGTATTTTTCATTGTGCTCAATTTGGTAAAGGTATCATCATCTGATTGATCAATACCCAGATATTGACTATCAGAATCACCCACCAATTCAACACCCAATTCTTCAAAGAATTGGCTATCAGATTTCGGATATGCATCAAGATCAATAAAGTCGATATCAATATCACGAATGATACCCTGTTTGGTTGTTGCACCTGCAAATCTCACCTTGACATCAAATGATAGTGTATATTCAATGAACTGTCTACTGGTCAAATCACCGGTATATTCATTATTCAATTCCGTACTCTTTAGGATGATTGGAACATCGCTCTTTGTATTTGGTCCCTCGAAATCTTTAATCGTGACTGTATATTCAGGTGTGAATGTTGGAAGAATTTGCTCGAAGACCTGTAATGCATCATCTTGATTCTTACCGTAAATACTCATGCTGATTGAGATAATATAGGGAACACTCTGATAGATTGTATTGCGCCGAGATGTATCACCACTAATCGTGAACATCCTTTTATTCATCTTATTAAGTTTTGATACAGAATCATACGCAATACCTGCAATCTCAAAAGAGATTCTAGGTAATTTAATCGCAATCTGATCTTCTTGTTTTGCAAGGGAATCTAGCCTTGCCAAGAACTTTTCTCTTGGACCATATGACAGAGGCACCTTAATCTTATTAATAAAACCACCGCTGGCAGTCTTTCTTCTGATAGTGATATTATTGAAAAGACTACCGAATACAGCAATGGTCTTACGGATTGTTTGATTGTAAAAATATGGACCTAACATTATTAGTCAGTAAAGGTTATATCTCCAAACGGATTTGTTTCCGTGAAATCTACGAAATCATTACCAATCGTATCGAATACATTATTCTGTGCAATTGCATCTCTATCATCTAGAACTTCCATTCTGTCAATTGATGTGATTGGATATGTGCCACCAGATTTTTGACCAACCAATCTCTCAATACCACTTCCGGTATCTGTTGGTAACCATATCTGACTATCATCTGCCGAGTGTCGTGTCTGAACAACCTCGACTGCGGAATAATCACTTTCAAGATGGGCTACAACACCCTCAATATAAACACCGGTATCAATGGTCTGTCTCACATCTTCACCAATTTCAAGGGCATCACCAGATACCTTAGAACCAATAGATAGTCGAATTCTTTGACCCTGATCAAGCCGAATATCAGTGATACCATCAATATCGACATCAATATTTTCATTACTGTATTCAAACAGTTCACATGTCAATTTGAAGGTCGGTAGATTTTGTAATTGATAAAAAGGTGAATCACCCTCGGCAAATTTGATTTCAAAAAGACCATTCACCATTGGAAGATAAATTAGATCACCCTCTGCTGGTTCGACAGAATCGGTGACCTTAAATCTTCCAACCAATATATCCCATTGTCTCTTTGCGACAATAAAACGGATCTGATCACGAATCTCTAAACCAAATTTTGTCAGTAAGGTGCCATCTCCCTCAAAACCATCGACAGTATCGATATACATTGATATCTTGAATGCATCACCAAATTTACTCTCAATGGTTTCATTCAAGATTGTATCACGATTCACAATCTTTCGAGGGAGATAATAGACATCGTGCCCATAGATCTTAATCGCTTCAATGATCAAATCCTCTTGAAGATTTTTCTCTTCACGTGTTCCATGTGAGATGTAAAAATTTCTAGGCATATCTTATCCCATGAAAAAGTCAGGTGGGAACTCATGGTTCAGCCGAATCTCTTCCTCGAGTTTTTCGATTTCTGCATTGGCATCATCAAAAGTCTGACGACCATTCAGGGTTACACCACCAGGCAATTGCATGCCTTCGAACTTGATGAGATTCAATCCCCATTGTCTCTTGAAGAGTGCTGTGGTGTATCGTTTCAACCACATATCATTATAGACGTCTGTGTATGTCTCGGGATCTACGGTCTCGTATCCCTCAATCACCAGGTATTGACCAGCCGTGATATCTGTTCCCCACTTGAATGATGGAATCTCAATACGATCCCTGTGTCGATTGAATGTCACCTGTTCAGTCACACCATTGATCTTCATGTCAATCAATGACATATACTGCTTCGTGAGTTCATAACTCACAAGGTCACCTGGATCACGGAGTCCGTATAGATCATTCAGGTGTAATTGATAATCCAGTGAGAAGATGTCAGTACCACCGGTATTTGAATTCTTTACGGGCAAGACTCTTTTGATAAACAGAAGATTCTCTGGTACCGCAATATATTCATTCGTGATATCAGATGCAGTGACTTCATGTTTACGGTAGTTCCGAACAATGGCATCACTGTGATACTCTTGGTAATACTGAATTGCCTCATCGATACGGTCTTCCATCTGATCGTCATCTAGATTGACTTCAATCACTGGATGACCAAGGGCACGAAGGCAATAATCTGAAAGTGCTGTTCTGGAACTTGGTGTTGCCATAATGGTTTATTGGTTAAGGTCTGCTTTACGAAGATCATGCAAATCAGACTTCAGTTGATTCAAGGTTGCCTCTGTCAAGAGTTCAATAATCTTGGCTTGATCAAGTGAAATTTGTGCGTGACCCTCTGTGTCTGGATCGATATCTCCATAGCTCAAGACATTACCAGAATCATCAATCTTTGCTTTGCAAAAATTCACGGTTGCACTCATATCACCATCAAGAGGACATGCAATGGTGATACCAGAGATATGAATCTGTGTCGTGGTATTTACTGTGGATGTTGCTACTGTTTCAGACATATTTCTATTTATCCTGTTAATTCTTCAAAGAGTCTCATCTGTGGATGACGCTCAAGTAACTCTTGGTTTTCTCTATTTATATCTCCGCTATCGCAGAGTTTTGACCAGCCGGGATTTTGTGTCTTATTACCATTATGTGTCAGTTTCGGCTTATTCTTCAGGTAATCATGGTGGTCAAAGTGTTCCTGTAGAAACTCATGGAAATTGTCGTCTGTATAGAGCTTCACATAGTCTATTTGTTTGTGCCATGATGGTATCTGCCACCAAGTATGGTCATTGGCACAATTCAGGATTCTCTGTAGGTAGAAATTCAGAGACACATCCTTCGGGTATGCAAGATCCCAATGAATATCGTTCTCTCTGGTATAGTAATAATGAGAGCATAGAATATCACCGGGATGACGAAGAAACATGAAGGTGAACCATTCTTCTTTCTTTGCCATACTATGCAATTGTGCATTCCAGTTATTGATATGGTTATGGATATACATTGGTCCTGAATTCCTGAGTTTCAATAACCGAATCATCTCGGACATATTCCAATCATTGTCTCGTTCTATGATTGTCTCGTCTCTGCGAAATCTCAATTGATGATTCCAAGGTATCAGGAGTAGGTGCCTTAGAATGACATAATGAATCATGTAGTTCTGGACATGAGAACCAGCAGTCTTCATCAGGTGGAGGAATGCAACTCTATTCTTCATAATATTCAGGGAAGTTCTCTTTCAGAAAGTCAAGCTTGCTTGATCCATCACAAGGGTCACCTGCATAATGAACAACCTTCTCTTTATCTAGAGCGAGGTTAGACATATGGTCCTTTCCAATGTAGTAGATTGAGAAGTATCTCTTCATCTGCTCTGTATCTGATATCATGTTGCTATTGAAGTAATAGTTCATGAATGCCTGCTCAAAGAAGTAGTTCTTGCGCCATACCGAGACCAGATACAGGATGTTCTCAAAGTGTTTTCGCATGACATTTGAGACAATGAACATGAATTGACCAGCATTGAATGGCAGAAGATTTTCCTCCTCAAACCTTTGCATCTCTTCTTCGGTATATCGCCGGATAGTATGAAAGAATGTCTGGTGTGTTGTTGTGAGACAATTATCATGGACCATCGAATAAAAGGTTTTTGGTTTCATCTTTAGCTCATCGAATACATCTCGAATATCGACCTTACCAAATACGATATCTGCATCCAGAAATAGAACCTTCTTGTATTCATCTATCTTCGGAAAGGAGAACACCTTGAGTTTATTCATCGATGCCTCGACTCCATCCTTTGCCTTCTCTACCTCAAGAAAGTGAAAATGAATCTCAGGAAAGACCTTCCAGAACTCATCGACCTTGACCTCTGGATCATGGATGACCAGAACATCGAAAGTAACTTCTCTGGTGTTCTGTAGAATCGACCAGATACAAGACTTGACCATTCGAGTGAACTTCTCATCTAAACCTAGAGTGAAATAGATTAGATTCTTACCGGAATGCTTGATTCGAGGTTTTAGATTATTGGTATCCTTAAACTTCTGTGCGATTTGATCAAACAGAGCCTTATCATCAAAATACTCATTATCAATTGACACACTCTTGAATACCTTAGCCATGTTATTTGGTTTCAATTCAAAGTCATCAAGCGGATAATCATATTCATCTTTTGCAACCCATTCAGATTCAAATGATGATTCAAATCCAATGAACTTGACTATCCTGGCATAGAGTTGTGCATTCTCTAGTTTCTCAAAGAGAATGATGAACCCATCATCCATCGCCTGACAACGATATCGAAAGGGTTGGGGATCAAAATTCGTGCCGGGTGTATCAATCAATCTGCGAGGGCGAGAATATCCCTCAACGAGATCTTTATTGAACGCTTGATGCATGTAAAGTTTCTTACGTGCATAGAATCTTCTTTGTTCTTTATAGAAATACTTTACGACTTCAAATTCCATGTTTGACCATAATGACACATAATATGTATCAGTAGTTCACAATGTAACTTGAAATGATATGCCAGTTAGAACCATCGCACTGGATGGTCACGGCACGGTATTGTGCATTGAATGTAAAGGTAGAACTACCATCGATTGTCTCAGAGGCATTTGGATCAATCACAACATTATTTGAAGAAGAGTCAGTCTTCTTGATAATGAAAACCTTACCTGTAGAACCTGAAGCAGCAGGAAGATTGACTGTTCGACTACCACCACTGGCATTTACAAGAACCGTATGATTGCTATCATCAAGTGTATCAGTCGCAGAGATTGACTCAATTGGCAATGACATTGAACCATTAACGGTAAGAGTCGCATTCGGGCTTGCTGAATTGATACCAAGCTTACCAGATGAATCAACAGTGACCAACTCAGTTCCACCACTATTCTGAATCTGAAGAATGTCAGCAGATTGACTCGAAGCCGCTCTGACAACCAAGGTTTCATCAGAAGCACTGTGACCGTAGATGGTGAGTGTCCCAAGTGAGGTATTAGAACCAACAGTAACCTGACAGGTGTCAGTCGCACTAGCACCATTGATTGCAAGGTGTGCATCTGCAATACGACGAATTGTAGTATTAGCCGCAGTATCAAAGCCACCGGTAAAATCAGCAAATCAAATATGCTCACCTTCAGAAACTCGGAATCCGTTGGGACCAAAGACATCCATGCAGAAACCCTTGGCATTGCTGGTTCCCCTACGAACAAAAAATTGGTTCCCTGTATGCGATATCACTCCATTTGAATTGGAGAGGTTCAAAATGCTCCCGATAGAGTTAATAGAGAATATCTTTGTCCCAGAATTATTTTGTATTTCAACAAGATCAGCAGATTGACCCGAAGCCGCTTTGATCACCAAAGCCTCATCAGCAGCATCGTGACCGTAGATGGTTGCAGTTGCCAATGCAGAGGTTCCATTGATAATAGTCTGTCCACTACCTTTAAGTCTCAATGGAGTAACAGCAGTTCCGGCGGTTTTTGTTCGGAACCCAATATCACCATTATTACTATTATATGCATTGTCTATGTAAAGGACAGATGTTGCATTATCATAACTGATCGATCCATGAAAAGCACTTTCCTCACCCAATTGAATAGCACCACCGTCATTACCCACTGAATCCGGTCCCCAACCTCTCACTAGAAGTTGAGCAGCAGAAGAATTTGTCAATTGGGTTTTGCCACCCAAGATTGTTCCAGTCCCTTTAGCAGAAATGTTTAGATCAACATTCGTGTCATCACCAGCAGCAGAGATGATCGGTCCAGAACCAGTCGCTTGGTTTTCAATATTAACGTGGTTTACAGCAGATGCATCTTCAGTGAATGTCAAAAGTTCTCTTGTTCCATCACCGATAGCATTTCCATTTACATCCAACTGACCGCCCAATTGAGGACTAGTGTCTTCGACCACATTTGAGATACCACCACCAGAACCAGTCTGGGCTTCCATCTCAAATCGATTGTTTGTCGCATTATAGGCAATGACATCATTGTCTGTTGTTGAGAGACCGGAAGTCAGAATGGCAGGGATCACAAACTCATTGGTTCCATCGTGATACTTCAGGAGAGCAGTATGATCCGTGGTTGTTGTATCAAGAGCAATCTGACCAGCAGTAGAAAGAGAAGGTGCAGCAGCATTGGGAATCTCAAGGGTTGCTCCACCGAAATCATGAGTTCCAGTATAAGTGTCACCGTCTGTCAATGCAACATTTGAGGCAACAATAGAGGAATCAACTGCATCACCATCTGCATTCCATGAAACCAGATTACCATTGGTTCCCTCTGTTCCTGTTACGACCTTGGTATCAGCACCAGTTTTTGCAGTAGAAGCAAGGTCAGCAGTCTCTACATTTGAAAGAGAGTTACCTGTTCCGTTTGCATCAAAGGTCTTGTTAGTAAGAGTATTCGTAGATGATGCAGTGATATAAGAACCAAGATCACTAATCTGTGATTCAGTAATACTCAATGCTGCTTGGTGTTGTGTAACATTCGATTGAGCAATACGAGCATCAGCAAAGGTTCCACTTGTGATATCACTTGTGGCATGAGTATGAGATGCTGCCGCAATACCTGCTTCAGCAAGCGTATTATTAATCCAGGCAGATCCAGACCATTTTAGAACTTCACCGGAAGCAACCGATGTAATTGTAACATCAGAAAGTGAACCAACACTCTCTCCGGTGATTCCAGTAAGGTAGGTTCCAAGATCGCTGATTTGAGATTCTGTAATTGAGAGTGCCGCTTGGTGTTGTGTAACATTCGATTGAGCAATACGAGCATCAGCAAATGTACCTGAAGTAATATCTGAGGTGGCATGATTGTGTGATGCAGCAGCTGCACTAATACCAGCAGCAGTCGGTGGTGTATAGGTAAAGACACCAGTGGAGTTATTATAGGAGATTGCACCATCACCAGATGCAGCAGCTTCAGCACCAACACTCAGGTCAGTAAGGGCAATACCACCACCAGATGCAGCTTCAAGACCAATAGTACCTGCCGAATGATCATAGGTCAAAACATAGTTATCTTGTCCAGCACCAATTGACTGATCGGCATCAAAGGTAATATTACCAAGACTGATATTTCCTGTTCCCTTTGCCGAAAGATTCAGATCGATATTTGTGTCATCACCAGCTGCCGATATGATTGGTCCAGAACCAGTCACTTCATTCTCAATATTAACATGATTTACAGCAGAGGCATCCTCTGTAAAGGTAAGGAGTTCTCTTGTTCCATCACCAATGGCTTGACCATTGACATCCAACTGACCACCAAGTTGAGGTGTTGTGTCACCCAAGACCTGGAATGAATTTGCCTTATATGAGAATCGATTCAATGCTGCATCATATGCAATCACATACGTATCGTCAGAATCAGAAACGTATCCCTCAAGATCAGATTTATATACGGCTGGAATTACGAATTGATTTGAACCATCCCAGTAGGTCATCAATGCAGAATGATGATCGGAAAAACTTGTTCTACTTGATGAACGAAGAAGTCCAAATTCACCAATATCAGAAAGAAAATTTCGATTATCCGAATAGTTATATAGAGAACTCAAACCTGTTCTATCTGTACGAACACCAGCACCCGTTCTTACATCAACATCACTATCAGGATCAATGTGTTCAGCAAAAGGCATCACCAGTTTATCTGGGAAATAACCTTCTCGAGCAAAGAAACCTCTCCACCACCGAACACCTGATCCACCAAAATCATCATTTTCATCACCATGACCAAGATCCATCTGACCATCATGTTCTGGTACAACCCTACCACGAACTCTATAACCAGTAGATCCTTCTGTTTCATCTTTACCAGTTCCAAGCGTAATATGACCAATGCCACTACCACCAGTACTTGTTGTATCACCAGTCCTTAATGTGATACCACCAGCACTGGTATAACCATTATCAGTACTTGTTGAGATGTCTATAGAACCACCAGTTTGTGTTTTGATTCCAATTATTCCACCGAGTGAGGCATCAGTCGAGGCTCCAACCTGAAGAGTAATATTACCAGATTGTACTGAATCTGATGTCAAAAGATTCAGAGAACCACCAGCAGTATCACCGGAACCTGGTTGCAAGGTAATATTACCAGCGGTTCCACCAGATGTACCATCAATGGTTGAATGACCCGTATTGATTGTAACAGAACCGGTATTTGTTGACTCGACATTTGCATCACCAGTATCAATTACAACATCACCTGATATATCTCCATCCGTTGCTCCTGTTCTTAATGTAATATTTCCGGTACGAGAATATTGTCCGGTAAACGCACCAGTGAGAATATCAATATTACCACTTTTACCGGTCGTATCCACATCACTCAAACTATCACCTGTGGCAATCTTTACATCACCAGACCCCTTTGCATTTGAATCAGATATTGTACCACTTATCAGTGTTACATCACCAGAACCATTGGCACTACTATGAGAACTTCCGGTAAGATCACCACTCTTGATTATGAAATCTCTTGACGACGCATTGCTTGCATCATCTTTTGTTCGTAGAATTGGATTATGAGTACCATTTGTCACCAATTCTATGACATCTCTTCTCGTCGTTGTCTTGGTTTGCTCCCATCTAAATCCATCGATTGTTGTATCGGTAGAGGTATAAGAATCTATGTTATGGAATATGGAACTGCTTCCTTCATGGTGAATTTCAAGTGTACCAAAATCACCATTTGTGTCTGGATGACTGATGATTCGTAGGTGACCATCTTTATCGACCTTCAGAATAGAGTAACCAGAAATATCTTGAATGTCAACGATATCAACATTTTGAGAGGTTGAAGCCTCACCACCAGTGGGATCAACGTATCCCTTACTTCTTAGAACCAATACAGTCTGACTATCATCGTGACCATACATTGTCACGGTACCCAATGATGTATCCCCACCAACGGTTAATTGCGCATGATTCGATTTATTTGAACCATTGATTGATAGATGTGCCGCAGCTTGTCGATTGATTGATGCATTATAAGCACCACTTACCTGAGAATCTTGAAATGCCGTCCAATTAATTCCCCAATCCTCATGGATTTTTAGACCTTGTTGACTATCATCACCAACAGAAAGTATCCGAACTCCAGCCTCATTGGTGAAATAACCTGCTGTCTGTGAATCATCATGGAAATGAAGACCCTGAAGACCAGAGTTGGCATAATCACCAATCGTTTGATTTGTCTTTACACGAACATCACCATCAGCCTCAATTGAGAATAGTTCGGCATCCAGTGAATCATTGATTCTAAAGATATCTGAACTTTGTCCATCTGCGGATTTCAGTAGAAATCCATTTTGTCCACTGATATCATTGACAATCCTGAGTTTTGATTCTGGTGTGTTATCATTGATTCCAACATTACCGGAAGATAGAATTGTCAGCAATTCTTGACTATCTCCATCAGTGATATGAAAACCAGCAACACCTCCCTTAAGACCAGTTTCAAATTCATCTACACCAGCAGTCTGATAACGAATACGACCCAATGAAGAAGATG